TTGCCACCGTCTGTATGGGTAAAGGTGTTACTGCTTAACGAAATGATTGCCCAAAATGTCAGCCAAGCTGAGCTTGCCAGAAGAATGGGCATTGTGCCACAAAGTCTAACTCGCCTTGTGGATTTATCGCACACCACCAAAATTGACACCCTTGCCAATGCTTTTGCCAAATTGGGTAAGCAGTTACAAGTTGGTTTGGTTTGATGCTTGATGCCTAACCACCATTGCCGTCCTATCTGCCCACCCCTTGCCATAAATCTCACGAGTGCTTAGTCTGCCATGGGGGTGGTGCAAAATTAGGGCATTACCCACACAATCAGGCGTGGTTTCGCTTTTTAACTTGCCATCGCCCACATAAATCAAAGCATGATTGACATGATGGGTACGCCCAACACGGCACAAAATCACATCGTGCTTTTGTAAGTCGGTTTCATCTTGCATCTTGATAAAACCTGCTTTGGTGAAGTTATTTTCATATAAGGGTAAGTGGTGTTCTTTTTCCCACCAACCATCAGTTCGGTGAAAATCAGGCAGGTGAATATCAAGTTCACGGTGATAATAATCACGCACCAAGCTATAACAGTCTTGCACGCCATGATGATACTCACGCCCTAATAATGGGGCTTGATACGCTTTGGGTTTATGGCATTTGACATCAAAGTACTCTTTGCCATCAGCGTGGTAACCAAAAGCACAAATCACCCAATCTAGCCCATGTATGCTCATTTGCACCCTATCCACTTCGGACGGCTCAGCATTGCCGTCAGGGTGGCTATGGACAATCGCTTGTATTTGACCCTTTTCCTCCATCTCAAACATGTCAATGGGGTCTATCTCAAAATGCTCGGTAGGATTTACAGCAACATTATCACAAGGATAATACTGCCCATCTATGATAAGCCCACAGCACTCGTTAGGATAGGCGGATTTGGCGTGGGCGTGGATAGCTTCTTTAATGGTTTTGGTTAGTCGCATGGTTTATCCAATAAAAAACCGCCCAAGTTGTACTTGGACGGCTGAATATTTGTTTATAATTCAAAGGCTTATAAAATAAAAAAGCCAAATAATTTTGCGAAAAAACGCAGAAATTAATTGACTTTATTTGTATATTGTAATACAATACATTTCATCAACACAAGGGGTGTTGATTGGGCTAGGACAAGCCTAGCGGTAACATAAGGAGGAAAGGCAATGCTAAGACTCACAATCATCATTGCCCTGCTGTTGCTAAGCTATCCAGCTTACTAACGGTATAAAGCCTAAGGTAGTTGCAGCTACTAAGGCAGGTTAGGTGGAAACGCCTAGCCACTCCTTACCCATTATCATAGCACCATTTTTATAAAAATCAAGGATTTTTTATGGCAGATAAAGCAAGCCCGCAAGCACGCAAAAAAGCAACCGCTAACTATTTTGATAAGTCACTGGCACGCATCGGACTTGTCATTAGCCATACTGAGCCTCATGTTTTAGATGCCTTAAATCAGATTATGGCTCATAAGGATTGCTCTAAGGCAATGGCAATCAAAATCGCTTTGGTTGAGTATGCCAGAACGCTTGACTAAATCAAACCAGCGGCAGGAAACCCACAAAAACTGCCTTCATTGTCCCTTAACTTACAGTGGGCTAATAAACCGCTACATCTGTCCAAAGTAGGGTCATCGGTTGGCTTGCCATCATGGGTAAATCGTGCTGTACCTGTATAACCACAAATCTCACCACGATAACGACCACAGACTGCTTCATTACAGTAAGTGGTGATTTGACGCACAGGGATTTTTTGCCCTTCAAAGTCCACAGGGTTTGATAGCTCAAACTCTACAATGCCAAGGCTTGGGTTTTCGCTCACCTTTTGTTCTATGTACCATTCTTGCTGGCGGTAATTTTGGGCATCATGGCTATCAAGATACGCCTGCAGGGTATGCGTTACAGTAAGCTTAGCCCTTGCAAAATCATCATACAATCGGCAAAGGGCTGATACCGCCCCTTGTATGCCATTAATCTTATCGCCAATGCTAAGTTTGGGCGTGCTTGCTCTGCCATCTGAACGCATTTCAAGGCCGTCCGCCTTGATGGCGATGGGATGAAAATCCTGCCCCTGCCATCTAATCACCCCATCGTTATGCCCATGAAAACGGTAAATCTCACCGCCCAATTTTCGTGCGTCTAATTCGTACAAGGTAATAAAGCCTTGTACAGTGGTTTGTTGTATGTCGGTGTTAAAACTCATGGCAATCTCATTTGATTAATCCGCCCAAGTGCCTGCATAACGCTAAGCACTTAGGCTATTACTTCCCAGTTTAACCAGTAAGTTAAACTTACCTTAGCTTACTTATCTTGTTCAGCCTGTTCAGCCCCATCATCTGCCTTGTCTGTGGCTTCACTGGCAAGGGCAGCACGCACCCCATAACGGTCATTTTTATAAGACAAGCTAAACTCGGTGACTGTTTGGCTGTTGTCCCAGCCTTGTAGTTGACGCAGTTGATTGGACGCCCACGCTAAAAGGTCAGCACGAAACGCCGTGGTGCGATTGCGTTTTAGCACGCCGTTATTAGGCTCATTGTTACTCACTTCAAAGCCGTCATCCTCAGGGTAGTAGATGACTTCAATGGTGGCAGCTTTATCGCCGTGTTGGTTTTTCCAAAAGTCCACCTGTGCGATAAAGCTCTGTAATACCGTCGCTTCGGTGCGTGATAGTTCGGTTAGAGTTGTTTCACTCATTGTTTTGCTCCTAAAAAAGCCCTTGATTTACAAGGGCTGTGGGTATGTCGCCGACATTAATGTCGGCGAGTTAAAAAACCGCTCATCAGATGGGCGGTTTGGGTTAAAAAACCTGCTTTAAAGTAAACCCAATTTGCCAAACATCGCCCCCCGTCTTTTGGCGTGATATCTCACCATCTAGGCGGACTTTAATGGCAGGCTCGCCCTTGATGGGGGCAAAGGTAAATGGCTCTACCCCTTTGGTATTTAATAAAAAGCTCAAAATCTCATCAATCACCGCCTTTGTGTCAGTCTTACTACATTGCCATGATTTACGGCTGTTGTTAATGCCAAAACTTACCGCCTGCTCGTAGCCATCACCAAAGGCGGTTATGGTGGTATTTAAGGCGGTTGTTTCGCTACTGTCTGCCGATATGTCCCATGTAAAAGTTTTCATTTTTTGCCAATTCTATGTTAAAATTTACCATAAATTATCCTTTTAAGTACCGTTTAAAGGGGTAATAAAAAACCCAACTGTTTGCACCAGTTGGGTTTTGCTTATCTGCGGTATAGCCTGTCAAGATGTCCGTTTTGTTTGCTCTCTTGTATCACGACTTGCCGAGCGATTTTTGCCATGGCTTCGCCCATGGTTTTACCCATTTGGGTATCGGCTTGGACATTACTACCGTCAGAGTTTACGGTTACATGGACATTAATATGATTGACATGACCACCAATGCCATCACCACGGTTTAGCCGTTCAAGATTGCCAACGCCGATACGCTTTGTAGCTTTAGCATTTAGTACATATTCTTGACCATGTACTACCCCTGCCACCTGATTTATCCCCATGTTGCCTGTGTAGCCCCCTGTGGCAAACCCTTTGGGGCTAATGGCGTTAATCATGCTTAACACATGCCCCTGTTCCAAAGACACTTTGGCGACATTGGCAAGTTTCTGCCAAATTGTCACCGCTGATGGGTCTGCCCAAGCATCAGCAACCGCCTTACCCATTTTAACGCCCACATCCGCCAAGGCATAGGCTTTTGACGCAGCGAACATCACACGGTAGGCTTTGGACTGCTCACCTGCTGTGTTTTTTAAAAACCCTGCAAATGCTGTTAAATGCTCTTGATAGTTTTTGACTTTAGCATCTTTTTCGGCTTGCTCATATCGCTCGGTGATTTGCTGTCTTAGGCTTGTGGCATTTTCAAGCTTATCGCTGTGCATTTGCTCATACCTATCAATTACCGCCATTTTTTCATCATATTCACGCTGTAGCCTTTGAGCTGGCGTTTCATTTGCCAGTGCTGTATCTTTCATTAGCGTATCAAATGCTTGTTTAGCATTTAGAGCATCTTTGGCATTTTGTAGCTTAAAGATGGCGTCTATTAGCTCATTGATTTCATCAGTGGTCGCATGGGCGTATTTGTCTGTCTGTTCAAGCTCATAAAAAAAGTCATCTAAGGGGTGATTACTGCCTAGCAATGCCAGCTGTTTGTTAATATCTTTTAGACTTTCCTCAATGCCATCGCTTGCTTGTTTGGCGTCTTTGGCGGCTTGTAGCTTAATCATCTCATCTTTAAGAGTTGCCAACTGCTCAGTGGTATAATAAGCATATTTCTCAGCGTTTTGTAAGTCATATAAAAACTCAGCCAATGGATCTTGACTACCCATAATTGCCATCTGTTTTGCAATGTCTTTTAGCGTGCTTTCAAACGCTTGGGTCGCCTCATGGCGATTGGTTGCATCAATTAGCTCTTGACTTGTTTTCTTGACTTGCTCAAACAAATCCAAAGACGCTCGCACAGATTTGTCGGTTTCATCATATTGTCTTTGCATGATTTCAATGCTAGTCAACCCCACATTGGCGAGATTTTGCTGGGCTTCATGCAGCTGTTGGGTGAGCGTTAAAATATTGCTTTGTAAGATTTGCTCTTGTGCCAACTTTTGTAATCGGCTGGTGTCTTGTTTGCCGTATTTACCAAAGGCAATGTCTTTGGTTAGCTGGGCGTATGGGTTGCCTTTAATGTGCTGTTTGGTTAAAAATATCTCTTCTGCGGTTTTTTGAAGGTCGCTTTCAAGGGCATTTTTTACGCTTTTAGCAAGGTTTTTGGCTTCTTTGGCTGCTATCGGTGCTTTATAGGCGATACCAATTGCCAAGCCCTCTGATATCCAGCCACCAACTTGTTTCATCACACGAGACGGCGAATGAATGTCAAAAAAGCCTGTAACGGCATTTTTTACGCTACTTGCCATCTCTTTGGCTTTGCTAACCGCTGCATCTATTTTCTCGCTGATACCATTAATAAAGCCCTGCATGGCATCACGCCCAACTTGTAGTAAATCTTTGCCAAGTTTTTTTAAGGCATCTACAATGTTACCAACCAATTTTTTTAAGATATCAACGGCTTTTTGAAAACCATCTTTGATGGCGTCTTTTACGCCCTGCATATCGCCAGTTAATACGGCTTTTATCACTTTAAAAGCGGTGCTAAATATATTTTTAACCATCTCAAAGCCTGCATTAAAAATACTGGCAAAGATGGTAACACCTGCCATAAAAATCGCTTTCATGGCTTCAAATTGTGTACTGATAATGCCAGATATTTTATCAAAAACATGGCTAACAACACTGACAACCGCCTGCCAAACGGTTTTAGCAATACCGACCAAGCCGTCCCATGCGTTTTTAAAAAACTCTAAAACAGATTTGATGATAGGCTTTATTTTATCAATGGCGTAAGAGACAAATTTTGTTATCGCATGCCACACACTTTTAGCAATATTGGCAATGCCATCCCAAACCGCCCCTGCCACATCCACAATTGTGCTAAATATTTCACCAATATTAGCTACCATGTCTTGTACTGGTTTTGGCATTTGTGATAACCAATTAAAAAAGGTCTGTTTGACTTTATCCCAAAGCTCACCAAACCATTCGCCAACGCCCTGCCAAGTCTCTTTAATGCTCTGCCATGCGTCATTTGCCTTTTGTTTAATTGTGTCCCAATTACGGTATACATACACACCTGCCGCCACCAGTGCAGCAAAAGCAGCAATCACAAGCGTAATCGGACTGGTCAGCACTGCCATCACCGCCGCCAATGCACCCCCCGCCACTGTTGCCAGCGTTGCCACCCCTGCCCATACAATCAGCACACCTTTAAATAATAAAAATGCTCCTGCTGCCGCCCCAACACCGCTCGCCAGTGCAATTGCAAGCTCAGGGTTTTCCTCAAAGAATACTTTTACATCGCCTGCAATGTCAGCCACACCTTGCATGGCTGATTTTAATTGTTCAAAGGCATCTTTGGCAGTTTGTATCGCAGATTGCCCAAAATCAGACTCTAAAAATGCCGTACCCATTTCTTTGGCTTTGGCAATGGTATCAGTGATGGCTTGATTAATCGCAGGCAAGGCATCAACAAATGATGACGCACCCAACGCAATGCTATTAATACCATCAGCAAGCACGCTGGATAAACCGCCCTCACCATTCATGATGGCATGAACACCAAGACGCCACTGCGTTTGAATGTTCTGCATTGCACCGCTGATGGTTGTAGACATTTTTTTGGATTTTTCAGCAAGCTTATCACTTGCAGACGCACCAGCAATGGCATCATAAACAACCTTTGAGGTAAGCTTACCTTGTTTTGCCATATCTCGCAGTTTGCCTGTTGTTACCCCTAGGCTGTCTGCCATCAGCTCCATAATAACAGGGGCTTGCTCGGCAATTGAGTTAAACTCATCACCACGCAACACCCCTGACGCCATGGCTTGCCCAAGCTGAGTTAATGCGGCCGCTTGGCTTTCTGCACTACCACCACTGACACGCATTGCTGTTGTGATATTTTCGGTAAACTTAATCACTTCATCTTGGCTTTTGCCAAGTTGTTTTAATGACCGCTCATTTGATGCGTACAATTGCCCAACAGAGTCAAGGCTGACCATATTACCCATCGCAATGCGTTCTATCTCACTCATTGCATGGGCATAATCTTTGGTGCTTGTGGTGGCAATTTTAATTTGGCTTGTAAGTGTTTGCATGTCATCGGCGGTGGCAATGATACCACCAACGCCAGCAACAGCAAGGGCGGTAAACATCACGCCTTTTAATGTGCCAAACGCTGTTTTTAAGCCATCTGCTTTATGCTTTAAGTCATCAATATCATTACCTGCTTTTTTGGCATCATCACCAAACTTTTTAGCCCCATCACCTGCTTTTTTAGCTTCATCACCAGCTTTTTTACTGGATTTTGACGCCTTATCCGCTTTGTCTGAAAAGCCATCAATACCAACGCTTGCCTTACCGCTTGATTGTTCAATCTTATCAAAATGCTCTTTTAGATTTCCCAATGCGGTATTAGCACTATCGGCATTTACCTGTATGTCTAAGCGGTATGTATTTGACATAAACCTCTCCATTAAAACCCCTAAACCTAGGGTTTTTTGTTATACTCATCAAGCCATAAATCATCAAGCATAAAAATAAGCTCAAACAGCCACGCCCTGGGCAATAAGCTTTGATAATGCTCACAAACATCACAAACATCACGCACAGACAAGGGCAAAGCGATGCCTTGAGTGTATCGCCTTGCTCGGTTTGCTAGGGCAAAAACCATAAAGATATTGTCAACATACACATCGCTGACGGCAGGCGCGGGTAAATTAATCCCCAACCGCTGATAGCTCTCAATACGGTTTGGGGTAAGTGTTACCCTGATTTTTTCCCATTGGTAGCAGTCATGGACTTTTTTACCAGTTTTGCCTTATTGTCTTCAAATTCTTGGCTAAGGCTGGCATAAGTTTCAAATAGCAAGGTAATAAACTGTGTTAATTTGTCTTTTTCAAAACCTTGGTCAAGCAAAATTAAAAAGTTATCGCCATTGATGGCTAATGGCTCACCATCAGCGGTAACATTCCATTGACTGATACAATACTCACCTAAGATAAATAGCATGGCTTCGTATTCGCCAATTTCATCTTGATTGCCACGCTTTAAGCTGTCTTTGGTTACCTTTTTGGGCGTGTTTGCTATCTTTTGTACCTCAGCGGCGGCTCGTTTAAATGCTTCGCTTGCTTGAATTTCAAGCGTCAATTCAAGCCCATCAAATTCAATCTCACGCTTAGCACTCATCTTAGCGTCTTTTTTTAAGAGTGTTAAATCAAATGCCATGTTATTTTTTCCTTAAAGTTTATCGAATCGTATGGATAATATTGCCCATCTTAATTAAAAAACAAATGAACGGCGGTTAAAATCATATCCAGCTTATAAAGCGTAATCAGACTTGCCACCATCAGCCAAATGACAAATAAGCCGTGTTTTTCAATTAAATATTTCATAAAATCCACAATTATGGTAATATATTCCACAAGTTAATTCCTTTTATCTGCCAAAAGGGGTTAATAAAAAAGCCTAGCTATTTGCAGTAGCTAGGCTTTTGTTTTATCACTGATTAGGCGGTATGTTTCTCAATCACTGGGCTTTCATCAACCACCGTGTAAGACAAATCCACGGTAACCAAATCTGTGCCTGATGGGCTTGGGATTTCGCCTGATACCTGAAATTTGGGGATTTTAATCACATACTTACTATTACCAAACTTAATCGGTAACTCAAGGCTTAGCGTTGCCCCTGTCATTTGGTTACTAATCATCTCATGGGCTTTTTGGCTATAAGCAATCGTCATAGAGCCTGTAATGTTGGTAAGCATGGCTAAGATATTACCACCATAGATATTATCGCCCAAGCACTTTTGTACTTCTGTTTGGTTATCAAGCTCAAAACTAAAGCTTTCAACACACACATCAAGTTTTGTGCCATTAACTTTAATCTCGCCAATAGACAAACCGCTTGCCTTAGCGGTATCTGCTTGGGCGGTCGGTGTTTTGGCAAATGATTCCGTTTTACTTTCTTGATAGCCTAGACCTGTCATGCCAAACTTTAGCTTGATCAAGCTTGAAGTATCAATCGTCAGACCAAAGCTTGATACAACGCATCCTGTAAAGACATGGTTAACATTAATATCGCTAAAATCCTTGGCTATGGCAAACTGATGTTTTGTTGCACCAACGCTTAGCGTATTAGGGCTAGCACCTGCTGACCATTCACTCCAAAAAGCAGCAGCAAGTAATTCATCATACGCCCCAAACATAAGCTCGGTCTCAATATCGCCTTGTACTGACGCTGATGTTACCATACCTGCTTTTGCCATGCGTGAGCCTGACAGCATTTCACTGTTTGTAAGCTCTGTGGCAACGGTTAGCCCATTGCTGATATTTGGTAGGGTTTTCCAGCCAGTTTTAGGCAGGGTTTCGCCTGTTTGTTTGGCATACGCCGTTTTAACAAATGCTCCACTAGACATAATTTCTACTCCTAAGCCCTATGGGCTGTTAATATTACTGTACGACAACCCAATCTTCTGCCAACATATCAGTTTGACTGGCAAGCCAACCGACTGCAAATTTATTGTCTGCTGTTTTCATCGTGATAGATGGCACGGTCAGTTCGCCATTTTCATTCTGCATATCTGACAAATTAGCCTTAGTCTTAAAATCAATGTCGGTAGCAAGCAACAAATACATACCCTTGCCATTCCAACCTTTACGAGCGACTTTTTTACCGCCTTTTAACAACTCCACCGCTTGCCCAAAGGTTAAATTGTCGTTTTTATATTGCTCTTCAAACGCAAGTTTGGGTAACCACGACACATAACCATCAAAGCCGTCCACATTGCGTTCGGACACACCTGCATTAACGACAAGATAGCCGTCATCGTTAGGATTTTCATTGTCAGGCACTTGCCACCCACGCAAATCATTGTATTCTTGACGGTTGAGCGGTGTTGCTTGTACCGTTCGGGTGGCAACAAATGAAGTAAGTAGGGCTGTTAAAACAGATGCAGTGATTAATTTCATAAAATCTCCTAATAGTACCGATACGGCACACTCACATTTATTTGATAAATACCGTCATTAGACGGCACATTGATGATGCTAGGGGCTAATAGTTCAAGCCGTCCTAACTGTTTTGCTTTTAGATATTGGGCTAGGCTGTCCGCCTTTTGCTTAATTGCCACTGTGCCTAAATCCTGTGGGCAAAACAGCTGTATTACCAGCGTGCCTTGTTGCAGGATATTAGGCGTATTGCTAATACTGCGTACTTGATTGACACCACCCAAAATTGTAACCCTGCCCCAAATGCCATCAGGGGGTTTAAAGTTTCGGTTTTCTTTGGCTAAGGGGATATCATCAAAATGCTCCCATGATTTGATATGCGTCAGTAGCGTTTGTTCAATGTGAAAACTGTTCATTGTTTTATCCAATAAAAAACCGCCTATCTGATGATGGGCGGTTCATTTTAAATATAAAAAACCAATTTTAGTCGGATTTTTGTTCTATTTTATCTGTTGTCTTGTCTAGCTCTGGTGTTATCTTAGTTGGACTGACACACCAAGCAAAGACAATCAAACCTATGCAGGTGATAAATATCGCCCCAAACAAACATTCTAATGTAAATCTTTGATTGTCATCATCTTTGCCATTTAGTTTTAGGATGATTTTTGCCAAAAAGTACAGCAGGCACACAACGCACATTAACACCAATGCAGCCAAAAAAATAATGGTGCTAAAATGAGTATTGCCATAGCTTATCACCGTATCGACGACATTTAGTCCACCAAAAATGGTAACGATGATGGCGGTAAATATCCCCAATATCGTCACATAATTGGCAAACATTGTATTGTAGGTTTTTTCAGCTTTATCGGCATTGTTTTTTGCAATTTTGGCGATTTCTTCTGCAGATTCTGCTGCAGCCTCAGCTTTTTTGGCAGTTTCTTGAGCCTGTCTAACCGAATCTTGTATGAATTCTTTTTGCACTTGGGCAAGCAAAATATGTTCGACGATTTTACCATGTATATACATAAATCTCTTTACATACTTTTCTTTTTTTTCATGATGCTTATTTGGTTTATCTTTATCAAAACTATGATGGATCGCTGTTTCCATATTCTCACCAAAAGTGGTTAGACTGCCTGTAAGCAATCGCTTTTCGCTATCAAACACACTATCGGTAATGTCCTTATACGGCAAATTAAAAGCATCTGATGACCTAAGTTCATTGTCAAAAGCTTCCAAAATCAACCAAACAATCTCGTTTGCAAGGTCGTCAAGCTTGTCTGGACTGGTATCTTGAACCTGTAAGTATCTTTCAATGATTGCCCTAATAAACGCATTATCGCCAGAGATCTGAATCATCATATATTTGCCACTTTAAGTTCTGTCATTGAATAGGACAATTCTTGTTTTGCTTGTAAGATTTCAGGCTCGAAATTACGCCAAGCAGGTTCTTTATGAGTACGCTCAACCAATTCATAAGCGGTGAGCAAATCCGTATCATTTAAAACCTGCCCTACTGTATCTACGAGCCTTTTGTCGTTGCCTAATTGTGCGTTATTTACATCAACATCAGTAAATTTTAGATTAAAGATTTCTGCTGATTCTAAATAAGCAATAGGTTTAGTGATAATACGGTCTCCATGTAATTTAAAGTAATGATACACGGACTTGACCACGGGCCCATACTGCCATTTTACGATATCTTCGTTGATAAGGATTGTATTATATGTTTTGGCATACTTCGCCACCACATAATACAACAGTTTTTGTAGTTTTAAGTGAGTAACTGGCTTTTCTCTCTTAATAGCTTCAGCCACAATATAGTTGGCGACATCGATTGGGTTGTATGGAGCTTTTATCATAACAACTCCTTTTTTAAAATGGGATAAAAAAGCCAAATAATCATAACAATTTCATACAAAACCGTAATAATTACTTGACTTTTTAAATAAGCTAGGCTATAATACAACACATCAAGCAAGGTCTGCTTGATTGGTAAGATGGTAGCCATCGTTACCATCACAACAAGGAGTAAGACGATGAAAGCATCCATTAAAATCGCAATCATCATCGCCATACTGTTGCTAAGCTATCCAGCTTACTAACGGTATAAAGCCTAAGGTAGTTGCAGCTACTAAGGCAGGTTAGGTGGAAACGCCTAGCCACTCCTTACCCATTATCATAAGACATTTTTTAAAAAAGGTCAAGTACCATGCCAAAAATCACAAGCACCCCTAAAACCCAAACCCAAATTCAAAAAGACAGCAACGCACGCCGTGGGGTAAAAAACAAAGCATTCACCCTAAAACTTGATGACATAGAACTCATCAAATCCTTATCCAAACGCTTAAATATTCCCCAAAATCAGCTCATCATGGATGCTGTTCGTGCATATCAAAGACAGCTTGATTAGCCTAACGCCCCCAATGCACTGTTAAAGGCATTACCGTACACCCCTGTTGGGGCTTGTTGTGACCAGCCGTGTTCAAGTCGCAACGCATAGGGCAGGTTGTTTTGAATGTAGATGATGGGGTAGGTGTGCTTTGGAATGCCTAAGATAAGCTCAACACCGCCGCCTGTCTCGGCATAGCTAGGACTGCCAATGCTGATATGATGCGCATTGCGATAGCGACCAGTATCAACAGGGCTTAGCGTCTTCACATTGTTGTAGCAGTTAATCGCAAACTTACGATACGTTTTATCAATCTCATCAGCAATGGGTTCAATGCTAAGCTTTTTATTCCATTTAATGCCCATTAAAAGCCCCTTAGCTGAATTGTAAAGCTCACCTCAGCAGGATCATGACTGATACTGATGATTTTCATCTCGTTAATCTCATCATCAATCTGTGGTATCTCTGTCAGCTCATCTTGTAAGCAAATCAGCTTAACATCGCTTTGCATGATGGTCTTGTTATCAATCTCATGGGCGTAAAAGCCTGTAAAAACGCCCCTACCGCTGTAATTGATGGTAGATAGTACTTGGGTATCATTAACCGCCCAATCATCATCAGATAAGATGACACGCCTGCCTGTGAAGTCTTTGACAGCATCTTTTAAATCAGTATCAAAGGCTTGGGTAATTTCAGTACTAATTTCAGCTTTTAACCCCATTTCACACCCTAACCAAAGGCAAGCCAAACATTCCCAAAGGCTGTTGTAAATACGGCTCAATAAGTGCTAAAGCGATTTGCTCGTTTTGGCTCATAGCCTGCCCCATCTGTCCATCTGCATAGGTTTTTGAAACAGACACATCACCTGCTTTAGATGATTTGCTCGTCACTACGCCTTCTGTTCGTGCGACAAATAAATCACCGTCAAGCCATGCTTTGGCAATGTATCTGCCTGCTTGCCTGATGGGGTCAGGGGTCTTATCAAATGCCCTAATTTTATGCTTATTTAGCCACGCATTGACAATAACCACGGTTTGTTCATCAGCCTTATCAATGTCTGTTAAATCATCAAGTGTTATCATTGTTTCATCCTAAAAAACCGTAATCGTTTATCCGAAATTTTTAAACTGTCAGGTGCGAGTTTAAAAATTGCTCAAATAAATCCAGCCCCAAGGGTGCTAATTTATCTCGCCATAAAATAGCCAGCGTATCTCCGCTATCTACGGTAACGGAAGATTGGGCAAGCACCGCTCCCGTATCCCACCCATCGTCAAGTTGGTATAGCGAACCACCCATCACTTTATCTCCGTTATTAAACGCTAACTGGATGGCATTTTTACCCTTATATTTTGGCAATAGGCTTGGGTGGTAGCCAACCGCCCCAAGCCTTGCCTTATCCCTTGCTTTCTTTTGTACAAAACAATAAGCGTGGGCGGTTAGAATAATATCCACCCCAGTCGGTACTTGATTGGCGGTTAAGGTTTTGTCGTGGACAACAATGGGGATTTGATGGATTGTTGCCAATCTCGCCAAACGGTCTGTATTGTTTGGGGGCGATACAGTAACCACTTCAATATTTGGCTTTTTCAAACAGCGTGCCAATAACTGCTCGGCAAGCCATTTTTGCCCAACTATCATCACTTTTAATTTATTCATCAAAATCTTCCCCCAAATAGCGAAAGCCCTGTACCGCCCTAAAATGTCCGCCATAGCCACTGCCAGCATTCTTACCACTTGCTTTGACCATGGTTTGCTGGCTTCGCAGTTTATTGCCGCCTTGTAGTTTGGCACTAATCTGCGTCCATTTCTTATCACGCCTTAGAGCCTGAGCAAGGTTTGGGTGACTGGTGTGAAAAATGGTTCGCATTGACTTGTTGTAGCGGTTGTTGCCTTCAAGCCACATTTGACACACGGCATTTAAAAACCGCATTCCAATGCCAGCTCCCTGCCACTCTGGCATGACCACAAGCCGACAGGCACGAGCTTCTATTAGTCCTGGTAGTGTGGATACCGCCAAATGAGCCACAAGCTCGCCACCCACCACCGCCACATAGTTGGTGGACGCAATCATTTTAGGCATTTTTAAATAATGATGTGGCTCAAAAAGTTCCCAAAATCGCCAGTTGGTTTGGTAGATGTCAAAGGCGATGGGTGGTTTTCGCCAAAGTAACCCCCGATTGACAGTAAATTCGCCTGTGTCGGTGTTATATACCCAGTCAGGTTCAAGCCAATCAAGCACATCATAATGACAAGTGAGCAAAATGGCTTGTTTGCCTTTGGTGCGTTTCCATGCTTTGGCAAAGGCGGACGCACCGATACAGGCAATTTGCCTATCTACCACGCTACTAAATTCATCAATGATTAGGCGGTTTGGCTCGTCCGCTAGTGCTTTGGCAAGATTGGCACGAAACTGCTCACCATTACTTAACACTTGGTAAGGGCGTAGCCACGCAGGAACTGTGCCTAAGCCCACCGCAGACAGATAGGCGGTGGCTTTGTCTATACTGTCATTTGTGGCGATTTGGTCTATGATGGGTTGGTCGGTTTGCCAAGTGGGGTTATAAATGGGCGTGCCCTCCCAAATTTGCTTGCCAGTACTGGTTTTGCCTGTACCAGAGCGACCAACAATGACACCGAGTTGCCAATCTTTATCCTGCCAATGCTCGCTCTCAATGGGTAGGTCAGCTGTGATTTTGACATCTGCCCCAGTTTCTACATTAAAAAGCGATTTGACTCGTTCAGCTCGGTAGCTGTCAAAATCGGTGCAAGTGTGGTGGATATTAATAATCATACGACCACCACCTTAGCCTTGTAGCCTAGCTGTTTAAGCTGTTCAAAGACGGTTTGTTGGTGGGCTTCATCATCGCATTGGATAACCAAGCCAAATTTAGGCTTATAGTTAAAGCCGTTTTTAGCTGGAGCGTCTATCCTAGCTTTTTTAGTCTTGCTCATGTCGAATCCTATGCTAATCCTTAAATTACCAATGAAAAACCCCACCTAAAACAGATGGGGTCTTGTTTCATACTACCGCCTTTGGCGTTCTGCGTGATTTAGCTTTGGTTTGTTCACTATCATCATCAATGGCAGGCGTGTCATCAACACCCAAGCGAATGACATTTACGCCAATTGCTTGGTAAGCCAGCTCAATGTGCGGATAATCGCCAATAACCGTAACGGCGTCTGTTTGCTCTGTTTTTTCAAAGTATTCAGGGTTTCGGTATTCACCATCAACCCCCAAGACTTTTTTACCCTGCTTGCTATAAACTAACATATCAACCCTCTGCAATATTTAAAATCACGCCTGCGGTGTTTTTGTCGCTCGTTGCGTATTTTTCCCAATTGGCTGTTGCCCCCAAGGCTGCCAAGTTCGGATTAGCCCCTGCCGTATCTTTGTAGCTGTAGCCCAAGACATCAAGGTTAAACGCTCCTTCAGCTCGTACGCCAATCACTAGGTTTTCTTTGGTATTGTCTTGATACACTCTAAACGCAGGTAATTGGCTATTTCTGATACGAATTGCCCCTTGTTGTAAGCCAAAATAGTATCTTTTTTAGCTTGGTCGGTTACCAAAACAGGAATACCCATCGTACCGGGTGCACCGCCATAAACCACGGTACTGGCTTCTTGATACAGCTTATCGGTGATTGCCCCATCTACAATATCAAAATAGCTCGCTGCGTCCATCACAAGCAAGGATAGGTTAGAAAACTTATCACCAAACTTTCTCATACCTTGGGTAATGACTTTTCGCCCATGCTCTGACAACTTAGCCGTTACCAACATGGATGAATTTGACCCAACCGCCCCTTGTAGTGCTGCGGTGGCATATTTCCAATAACCTGCCATTAAAGCATCGGCATAGTCTTGCCCAAGCAGTAAAGAAAACTCATCTACACTGCGTGCACGGCGTTTAAACGCTTCTTCGGTAGTTTCATAAGGCCCAAACTTAAAAGGTACTTTGACGCCCACTCGCTCCGCCATGGCAATCTTTTTGGCTTGTACAACGCTAGTGCTGTTAACATCTCGGTGTTCAATCTTGCCTGCAATCTTATAAAAAGACTCTTTTGTAAAATCACCTTGCAGGTTCTCATCACTTAGCAAAATAGCGTTATTGGACGCTTTGTTAAATACCGCCAAATTCTCTTGTAAGCGTTCAAGATAAGCGGTTTGAGCAAGCTCATTGTAAATAAGTACATCGTTATTGGTTGTTATCGCCATAAATTAAGCTCCTAAATTTAAATAGGCGGTTTGCCCATGTTCTTTGATGAAAGCGGACTTTTGCTCAAGTGACATTTGGCTACGCTTTAAGTTTGTCGTGCCTGCCTGTGCCAACGGATGTTTAACACCTGCACCACTTGCACCACTACCACGCAAAATGCTGTCTTTGTGTGGGTATTGGCTGATGATGGTTTCTAGTGCTTCGTCAAAATCTGCAAGCTCGCCTGGGTTCTTGCGTGAGTAAATCGGGTTTCCCCCCAAATTAGCCACAATCTTGCCGTTTTCCATCGTGAAATGACTGCCAAATGAACTTTGGACAATGTCAGACGGCAACAGCGTTTTGTCTTTGATAAAACTTGAGCGGGCAAATGCACCACCAATCACGGCATTGTTATATTCTTGTTTAATCTTATTGATTTGTGCGTCTTTCTCGGCAAGCTGTTCATCAAAAGCCTTTTTCGCTTCCGCTTTGACTTTCTCAACTTCGCCTGCGTCAATCAATCGCTTATCATCAAGGTTTTTAACCGTTTCAAGGGCTTTTTTAGCATCGTCAGCATTTAGACCATCAAAAGCCTTAAGCAAGGTTTCCGCTTTTTCTTTGGCTTCTCGGTGCTGTTTGGCTTCTGCATTGAGTTGTGAGATTTTCGCCATGTTTTGCATGGCGTCAAAAGCAATCTCTTGCCCATCGTCATACATATAAACAGGCTTACCATCTTGCACAACCACATTACCGTTTTCATCAGTTTTTAATTGCATGTTTGTCTCCATTTGCGTGCTATCCAGCACAAAACACCCTTGGTTTTCCAACCTTGGGCAACAAAAAAAGCCCTATAATTGGGCCTTAATCTCATCTAGCGTCATCGGTCTTAAATTCTTATCAAATTCTTTAAACTCATCAACGCTACTTTCTTGAAATAGTTTGGCTTTTTTCTTGCCCAAAACTTCCACTTGATACGCTTTGGGCTGATTTTTTAGCCATTCATAATAGCTTTGGTTTTTAACAACCCCATCCATGCTCGCTCGCTGTTTGGGCGTTTGATAGCCATCATAGACAATCTCAAAACTTGTACGGCAATTGTAATGATAGGGCGGATAAACTGCCTTATCAATCGGCATTATCTCACCGTCCAAATGCCTACAAATACCACTTGTTCGTAAATCTAAGGTTGCAATGACTTTAATGCCTTTGATGATGTCTTTGTTATCATGAATAAATTGCTGTTTGGCTTGATTTGCAACAATGGCTGTGCCTGTATGAGCAATGGTCTTGGCTTGGCGTGTTGTGATTTGTAAAATCCCATCTTGGTAACGGTTTTTGCGTGTACCTCGGATAATCTGAATAAGCTCTTGGTTGGTCAAGCCGTTGGTATAAGCATAGCTGATGGCATTACTTATCTTTGTGCTTTGTTCATCACCAAACTTAGCCAAAATCTGATTAAGCATTACACCAACCTGAGCAGATAGCTTGATGGGGCTGTCTGCGTCAAATTGTGGCTCATTCATGTTTAGCGTATCTGGCTTATCATCATCAATCATTTTGGTTTCAAGCGTATAGCTGTAATCGTATAGCTCCTGCCAATCTTGGGTTAACTCCAAGGCGTAACCTGCCAAAAAGCCCAAGAGCTTCTGCTTACTCTCGCCAATCAATAACTCAAATTCTTTATAGTTAAGCTCACTAATTTCATGACGAAATACCACCAATTGTAAAAACTCATCAATTTCATTAAGTGTGGTTTTAAACTTATTTGCCAGATGAACCTTGAACCTTTCTAAATTGATTAAATGCTTCATAAGTCATGCTCGGTTGTTCAATTAAGCCATCTATTTCATCATTGCTAAGCTCGCCACTGATTAAATTAAACTCACGGGCTTTATCATACAGTACAGATTTAGGCAGCTTGCCTGCGTCAATTAAACCTGATAGCTGTGTTAATAAGCCAATATCAACCGCATGTTGGCTAAATTGCTGTCTAATAACAAATTTCGGTGGATGCTTTGCCCCTGTGTATCTATTGCACCAGTTTAATAGTGATAAAAAGCCTTCGTTAATATTGGCAACACATAAAGATGCTTGGCTGTGCTGTGCTGATGTTTCATTTTCTGCTTGGGTTGCTGTTTTGATTGTACTGTTTGCTTGCTTGTGCGTTCAGTAGCCTTGTTTGACTACCTAAAGTTGTTGCCGATATGCCGAATTTTTCTTGAATTTGTAAGCCAGTCATACGCTTACCTGACCTTTTTAGATAGCACAAAACAAGGTGCATTTTGCTATTTATCCTTTGGTTGTTAAAATCACGCTTTTTTGCTGATTTTTTCTTTGGCTGTTCGGAATTGTCAAGATTGATGACTTTGCCACCTTTTTTGATAAATTCAGCGATTTGTTGCTCTTGGGCGTCTAAATCTATTCTTGAATAATTAAAATCATTGCTCACAGAATTAGAGTTTGGTATAATAAATTCGTTCATTTAACTTTCCTTAAGTTAATCCGAAAATGGATACCGCCCCTAGCGATAACTAGGGGTTTTTTTGTTGTTCTCTGACATATTCCCAATTAATATCAGGACGCAAGTCTTCCGCTTTTACCTTACCGCCTATCGCTTGCTCAATAGCTAAGCATCTACCCCTTGGCGGATTGTTTTTATCTCATTTACTCAATGCCCAAGGCGTGATGCCAAGTGAGCGAGCCAAGGCTGATCAATTTCCTAAAATGATACGCCGTTATTCCAAAGGTCAAGCCAAGCCAAGAAACGACAAAATGAAACTGCTTACGCAATGTCTTGGTGTACCTATAACTTGGCTTGATTACGGCGAAGGTGAGATGACAAAAAATAATGATAAACTCACCCCTATCACTGAATGGGACGATAGCACCCCACTGGATGATGATGAAGCTGAGATCCCTTTTTATAAAGACATTGCCTTTGCTTGTGGGCATGGTGCAGTCAATGGTGATGCACCGCTTGAGGGTCGTAAGCTGCGCATGGGCAGACGCACCTTGAGCAATCTGGGTGTGATGCCCATCAATGCCTATGCTGTCACTGCGTGCGATGACAGTATGACGCCCTATGTACAAGATGGCGACACCATCTATATCGATAAAGGACGAAAAGAAGTCAAAGATGGGCGGATTTTTGCGATTCGCTTTGGGGAGCTGTGCTTATGTAAGCGTCTGTACCGACTGCCTGATGGTGGCGTGCGTATCGTCAGCGATAATGCCGCTGAATTTCCTGAGCAGGTCGCCACCAAGCAGCAGATCAGCGATGGTGAGTTTGAAGTGATTGGCTGGGTGTGGAGTGTCAGCCGTCTTGAGCGGTGGTAATGAATTTAAGATCACCAAACGCATATTGAAGAAAATTTAGGAGTAATAGCCGTGACAGCAGAAACCTTTCATTTAATACCAGCTATCACAGGTGCTGTGAGTGGCGCTGCATCAGTTGGTTTGCTAAATGGACCTTTGCAAACCTTGCAAGATATTTGGTTTGTGGTATATGGTCACAAGTGGCATTATAAAGTTGAAAGCATTAAGGCTCAACAAGCAATGAATATACAAGCCATGCAGAACAACATTCAGACCGGTATTGAAAAAATACCAGCAAATGCACTCAAAGACCCCAATGTGGCAATTATCGGCCCAGCGTTGGAAGCCAGCCGATTTCATATGAACGAAGAGAACATTCGCGAAATGTTTGCCAATTTGATTGTGTCAGCCATGGATGAGAGAAAAGATGGGCAGATGCATCATGCGTTTGTAGAGATTATCAAATCACTCAGCCCGTTAGATGCTAAAAATTTAAAATACTTAAACCAAGATAGTGCCAAGAATATATCGCCAATTGCGAATATTATCAGGCAAGAAAGTAACAGCTATCATATGCTTTATCAGCATGTATTTTTGGGCAATCCTGAAGTATCAGATCAGGATCTGATAGCGCCATCGATTGATAATCTATCACGCCTTAAATTAATCGATATAACATACAATGATTATTTGACAGATGATTCAGAATACGAGTCTTTTTATCATTCAGCACCCTATCAAGAAATGACTTCAGCGTTAAACAAGGAGCATGAGGCTCTAAACCTAGATATCTCCATACTTCAAAATCCCGACTTGAAAATTGAATTCGAAGGCAAGATTCTAAACAAAGATGAGCGATCTGAAAAACTTGATCAGGTGATGAAAGGTTTGGAATCCAAGATTGAGATACAAAAAGGCGTTATTAAACTTACTGCTTTTGGTAAAAATTTCCTAAGCGTCTGTTCGCCCACGACTTAG